CACAAGCGAGATAGAACTTCATCAGCTCTGCCAGGATGGTGGTCTGATCTTCACAGGCAGGGAACTCGGCGGCTTCCATCCAGGCTTTTACATGGCTGTTCTTGCAGTCAAACTGCATGATGGTCGCCATGGTCAGGGCATCGATACAACCGGAGTGGTACTCATCGGTATCCAGGAGATTAAGCAGATTACTCATCGAATAGGGCTGAGAGACCACTTTCTTAGTCTCTGCAGCCTTGGATACCAACTGCTTGCCGATCCGCTGATACTTGGATAGATCTATGGGTTCCGGCTTGTACTTGGTCTCCAGGAGATCAGATGCGGAGCTGATCGCCAGGTTATAGGCACCTATACGCATCACTCTCATGAGCCCGCTCCAGTGCCAGCTTTCAATAGATCTATCTTGGCGATCCTGACTAGTCTGGTGCCGTCTATCCTGCTGGTGTAATACTCTATACTGGGAAGGTCCCGGTTCATCAACTTCTGATAATAACTCCGGAACTTCTCCTTGAGTGAATATAGCTCAGAGTCTGGATCGGATACATTCTGTGCATTGACGATCAGGAAGACTGTCCAGGCGATATCGGTATCCACATACTGGCGGGATGTGCCATGCTTACCGATCTCGGAATCGAGGATAAGGATGGCGCAAGGCAGGTTCTTGGGGATGTTGTCCTTGTTGTATAGGGTCTCTGCCACTCCAGCAAGATTAAGAGCTTCGGAGATGCGGTTGCGTTCAGCTTGGAACTTCTCGAGTGCTGTCACAGGCTCACCTCGATATCATTCAACTGCTGATAGATCCACTGCTCCCGGTTGGCGATGACTGAAGCGAACACATTACGAGCAGCAATGCCTTCCCGCTTGATCTTGCCCCGGATGAGATAGGCGATCTCGGCTACGGTCAGAGCTTTACCTGTCTCTGTATCAGTCCAAGACAGGTGCTTGCGTTCGACCCAAGCTATAAGTGGAGCGATCGGAGTCCAGGAAGGCACTTTGCCGCCCAAAACGAAAGGCTCGTGACGCACGTTTGAGCCAACTCTTAAGATCATGGCTGTATCGGTGGTTAGGAGCAGATAACCGGTATTGCCATAGAAGTCGCCCTTGTCATAGATCTGCTGTGCCAGAATCTCCTTGCGGGACTCAGCATCGATCACCGAACCGATCAGATGCAGTCGACTCTCGAGAACGGCATAGATAGCCCGGTAGATCTCGATCATCAGTTCCTCAGGAGAAGTAAAATCACGATCAGGCATCAGATAACTCCCACCCGAATAGGGCGAGGCTGTCTAGGCTTGAGTTCACTCAGTCGATCCAGACCGGCAGGATTGAGATAGGCCTTCAGTATGGTCAGTGCTCTTAGTTCAAGGTTGGCTTTGAAGGCGTCTATTTCGCTCCCTGTGAGCAATTCGGTCGCGGACTGGTCTAATCCTACGGTCTTGACTATCCCCTCGCCCAGGGTCTTCAAATTGAGAAACTCGCAAGTACTGTGCAGCATCAGAAATGAAAACCCAAAACGAAAAGAAATCAGAAAAGGCTCCTCTTCCGGCAGGTCATCGTGAGTTGCCCGATCATAGTGCTCCTGCAGAACCATAGAGTGGATCATCTCCATTACCAAGCCCTGGTGCTCCTTGAAGATGCCATTGTTGGACATCTCCTTGGGCAGGTTGAGGATGGCGAGCATGGCATCGGTCTCGACCGGAATGGGGATCACTTACCCTTCCTCATCATCTCTGAAAGCTCAATAGCTCTCATTCCCACTTGCTTCGCCCACTTGGAGGCTAACATGCCATTGGCCGCTCGTTCCCAGTCTCCGGCACCGATCAATGCTAGGGTGTTCTTGAAGCCCAGTAGTCCCTTTATACCGAGATTGAAGCACATGTTGAGCAGCACCGACTGGCGAACCTCGTCGAGCTTGTTGTAAACCTCAGGTATCTCATCGATCAACCATTGCTCGCAGTCTTGGATATCCCGCTCCAGCATGGCATAAGCCTCTATCTGGGAGATTCCCCGATCATCGAGATTACGGCCTATACCGATGGTCAGCTTACCTGCTGTGCAACGGTATGGCTTCAGCCGCAGACCCTCATGTCTGACTAACTGGGCTTTGATCCGGTTCATCAACTCTTCGGTCATGCTTTCTCCTTGCTTTCGATGTGATCATTGATCCGGAGCCAGGAAAGCACTACCCTGTATGCTGACAAATCAGGATGGGCTAGGATGAGACAGAATTAATCATTGACAATCTTAATGATTGCAGCATCATGGTTACATCCATGTAACATATTGGTGAGCAATAAGGTATCTAAGCAATACGTGCACTATGTTACAACCAAAACACTTATGTGTTATTTCAAATATTCAAATAGGAGGAGAAATGCATATACTTGGCACTAGAGAGGCCAGTGAAGCCCTAATATTCGATCTTTATATTGATTTGAAGAAGAAAGTTAATATGTGGTCAGATATTACCAAACAGACTGCTCAAGCCAGGATGGGATATATAGGGCAACACCTAGTTAGCGTTGTCACAGGATATCCAGGGGGTAGATCAGGTGCAAGAGGAAAAGACTTAGTTATCAGTGAGACAGAATTTGGTGAGATAAAAACATGCTATCGAGTTGATCAACTTGGAAAATGCAATCAATGTGGGGCAGCAGTGTCGAGCATAGAACCTATCTGTCCCTCATGTGAGTCAAATGATATCAAAAGAAATGATGACTCTAAGTGGCTGATTTCAATTCGAAACGATGACGAGTTCGAAAAAATCCTAGATCCGAAGTTTTACTATTTAGTGTTATTCGAGTTTGAAGACCTTAGTTCACCAGACAAAATCGTAGCATCAATTTGGAGAGTTGATCCATTTGTCCCGGGTTTCTCTCTTTGCATGATAGATTATTATCTGAACATTAGATCTAAATCTAAATCAAAAGCACCATTTAACTTGTGGCCTCACCAATTGAAGTTTCATCTGATGCATCCAACTCTGATCTATAGATCAATTATCGATTCTGATGATGGTATTAATACGTTATTGTTCCCGGGTTTAGGAAGCGAATCGATAGAAAAGATTAAGCCATCTCAGTATTCTCAAGCAACTATACCCATAGAATCATTGGTTAAATTGTGCAACGATTATAAGTGTCCTTCATCCATAACACCAGAGAAGAAGTTAATGTTGAAGTTCCTCGATAACCTGATATCAGGTTATCAAGTAGCAGATTACTTAGAGTTTATTGATAGCTTCGCAATATATTACTACGGCATGGATCTTGATTCGAAGCAAAACATGATACCAGATAGACTACTACAACGTGTCAGAGATTTTTTAGCTCGTTGCAATTAGGTCATTCTTTAATAAATTCTGCTTGTACGTGTTGATGTTAAGTCGCCTGTTTAACTCATTCTCTTGCTTAATAAGAAGGGATATCTCCCGTAGCTTATCTGAGTAGAATGTTCCAGTATTAATGGACAGATTCTTTATGTCTTCTGCATACAGATGCGCTGTTTGTCCTCTAACCATTTTCCGTATCTGAGATGATACACTAGGTAATCTCAAGTATGCGACCATGAGATATGGATCAATGTTGGGGGCACACCTAAAGAGCATAAGTTCGCCAACAAAATAAACCTTGGTTGTCACCCAATCAGGTATCCAATCTACAATATCAACTTTTTTCGCTATATACACAGAGGAATGTGCAGATGATGTAAACAAGATATCATTGAGCATGATCTCGCTTACATTACTAGATTTGCTTCTTGGATTAATCCATTTCTCGTTAACATAATTTCGATCACGTGGAACCCAGTTAATCCCATTCCCGCTCAAATTTCCAACTTTTAGTATAAATGCACCTGCTTCTTCATACCTACTTCTTGGTGGCGTTTTACCTGTGGTTATCAATTCTGCGAACTCTGCTAGCTTTACATGACCCTCAGATGGTATTTCATCACTCTGAGCAATAGCTTCATTTATCAGACTAAATGTTTTAGACTTAGGCATAGGGTGTGTATCATAGCATAGCTTACTACATGAACTATCTATTGATGAGCGAGATAAAATCTTGGGCAAATCTATTAAATCATTTGCTTCAATTAGTCTTCCCGTGCTATCATATCCAACCGATTTTACATCAGCTACTCTAACAGATATATGCTCTTCAGTATCTTCAAAGATGTCATACTTCTTTATAAACAGCACTATAGTTGAAGTTTGTGTACCAGTTGCCATAAACGTTTCGGAAGGGAGTAGAACTATTGTTTGGATGTATCCGATTCTATCTAGTACCAATCTAGCTTGTTTGAATCTGGCGTTTGAAAGAACGCTTTTGGGCAGTACGATTGATAAAGTACCTCCAGGTTTGAGATATGATAGGCATTTCTCAACAAACATAATCTCGCTATTTTGCCTTGACATTACTCTACCCTTACCATCTCTACATGTTTGAAAGTCCTTTAATGAGTAGTTTACGCTGTCTATTACAACACCAAACGGAGGATTAGTAAATACATAGTCATAAGTATCATGAGATGCTATCCGATTTTCACAATTTGGGAATAGGGAATCGTCATTATAACGATTGTATGAGATTGAACTAAGATGCCCAAGGTTTAACTCCGAAAGTAGTAACATTCTAGGGTTTTTATCTAACCCAAATATTTCGTTAATTCCATGTCCATTTTTTTGACTGTGTTTTATCACTTCTATCAAGAATGTTCCGGAGCCACAGGCCGGATCAAGAACTTTCGTATCATCATTAGGATTCACGTATTCTACCATCATTCTAACAACATCAGTTGGGGTAAGGAATATCCCTAATCCTCTCCTGATCTCAGGAGTCAAGTACTCCTGCAAGGCAGAGCTTCTCATGTCAAAATCGATTGTTGAGAAGTCAATGGGTTCAAACAATCTGTAGAGACTAAAAAGCAATGTGTCTGTTATATTAAATGTCTTATGGGGCCATATTTCGGCAAAATATGAATTGTGGTTAGATACGAAATCTGAAAATAGCGATCTAATCCTCATGGAAATGTCTGAAGGGCTTGATCCAATAACTCTTGTTGAATCGTCAGATTTACTTGTTGTTAAAAGGAAGTCATAAACTTGCTTAAAGAAAAGATACTTTAGCAACTCATCAAATGCTTCTTGTGGATGTAGACCATCTACATTACGCATCAGGTCATGAGCTTTTGAGTATGTTGTCCTTAGTTCATTGTCAGTAATCATTACCATCCTCCAGATAGGAATTATTTCTGATGCCACAATGGAAATACTTCCATTGCTGTCAAGCAGAAACAATTCCATGATCACTAATCTTGGCTAGGTACTAGCAAAAACCACTCCGCATATAGACATTAGATAAACTAACTCGTACAATTCTATCTTTCAGTATAGCTATGTATATCATATTATGATAATACTTTGTGTTCTACACTTCCAATGAAACGGAGGGAAGGGTGTATGCGATCCAGAGACGCCTACAGGGTTCAACTCTGAGTCATATTCAATCTGATCGTCCTTGATCCAAGGAGCAAGTGCTTTGATGTATTCCCGTGCATCATCCAGGCTTTTGGACTTGGTATCCAGAGCCATGAGATTGTCCATAACCTCTATAGCATCGTTCAGGGGATAGATATTATCCTGGGCAGCCAATGCCCGGCAGATATCACTAGTTCGGTCATCCAGGATCACCACGAGCTTGTAGTACTTAGCTTTAGCTTTCTTATAACCTTGAAGCCTTCCGAACTCACGTATTCTGAGAGCGGTATGCTCTGCCAGTCCTTGCCAGTAGTGTGATGATCTGTTGGCGAGGTCATTAAATTGGTCTTTGAGGGTATCTGCAAGCATCTCTTTGGTATAGCCCTGCTCGATGGCTTTGGAGAGGGTGTCTGCGAAGTTCTGGCGAACATCGGCTTCAAAGTGATTGCCGATCCAGAACAACTGCTGCTTCTGGATGGTGGATGAGAGATGTTGATCTTCGATGCCCCAGAGCCCGATGCTGGTCTTGGTAGGCGCTTGCACTTGGGTGTCTCGCAGTCCGAGCCGCACACAACGGTCTATTATCGCTTTGGTGGGCTCATTGACCAGTGCTGCGAAGTCATCTCCCAACTGGGTGTTAATGATGCCCATAAGCTTATCTATGGAGTTCTTGTTGATCTTCTCGGCTCGTGGCATATCACTCATCATCTGGATAGCAAGCCTGGCAGCATCCTTGATCTCGGTTTTCCAAGCATTATTCAGGACCCGGTAGTACTCAAGCATGAGCTTATCGTAGTAGTTCATCAGAAGCTGAACCTCCGGACTTTGACTCTGTTCCTGCCAATATCATATTCGGAGAACCTCTCCAGGCATCCAGCCAGAGCATCACAGCCATCCACATAGCCATCAGGATAGGTAAGGAACTGACTGATCAGGGTAGGCGTATCCTGTCCCTCCGGAAAGAGCACCTTGGCTGTCTCGATGATGGTTTCGGTTCTCTCGATGCGCAGGTTCTTGTTATCTTTGTTATCGATACGCTTGATACGGTGGCTGATGGGTGGCAGATGCATGTCTTGTGCCCACCGATCAAAGTCGGCAAGGATACGTGCTTGTCCGTAGGTCGTTTCACAGGCAGCTCTGGCTTTGACTCTATATGTTCTATCAAGCTCTTGATAGGCATCATAGTAGTATCTGAAGAACTTGGTGTTCTCAGTCTGACGTATCCAGACATGAAGCACATAGAAGCGGTTACCATCATAGCCTATGGAGATGACAGCTTTGTAACAGCCCTTCTCTCCCCAAGCAGGATCGGCATAGAGCCAGACCCGTTTCATCAGAGATGGTTCCGGTAGTGTTCTATACTTGGTGAACCAGTGGTTCTTGAAGATATTGCCTTCGATTACCGGCTGTCCAAGCATCTCCCTCTGATAACCGGTATGTCCGAACTTGGCTCGCAGGTTTGGCAGAGCGGCAGTAGGGTACTGCTCCTCCCAGATGGACTTGCCATGCATATCTTCGAGAGAGAAGCGCAATATCGCTTTTTGGTGCGTCTTTAATGCCATCTGGTATGTTACGTCCAAATCAGGATTATCGGCTCGCATTTCACCTAATATGAGTTCCTGAAACTGGCAAATGGAGTAATTTGGATGTACCAGGTTACCGAGCCAGACGATCTTGCCATTTCCCTCAGGTGAGAGAGCTCCTGCAAGTTCCTGGATGATCTTCTCCATTCTGCGCTTGCCGATGCTCTGGTTACCCATGTTCTCTTCTTTGTCGATATCATCACAAACGATCAGTCCGGGACGTTTGGCAGTCTTGGGATTGATAGTTCCACGATGAGACTGCTTGATACTCCTGGCTCTGATCCTGGCTTTATTCTTGAGATAGAAGTCGAGATCAAAGGCATCCACTGGCTGCAGCTCCGGATAGTCCATCGTGAGCCGCTTATTGTTCTGCAGTTCATGCAAAGTGAAGGCTGTGCGCTCCTGTGCCAGATCTACGTCTGCTGCTGTGTGGATCACATAGCGTTCGCCTCGGATGATCTTCCAGATCGGATAGACCACACCCATGAGTACCGTTTTGCCCAGCCCACGAAAACCTGTGATTCCGATGATGCCTGAGCCCTTATCAGTCTCATCGAACATAGTCTCGTGCGCTGGGCAAAAAGGTAGAAGGAAGATATGCGGGAAATAGGTATGGCAGAAGAACGAGAAGGCATCCCAGCCTTCTCCGGTGGTTCGCCTAATCCTATCAGTCTTAGCTTCAGGATTATCGTCTATAAAAGGCAAGACGGAGATCGTTTTGGATGCGATCTCCGTCAGAGCCTTGTTATGCCGC